CAGAAACAGTAGATCAAAGCACTAAATATTCTTATGACCTAAATAATAATAGATATCTTTTAAATGGTCAATATGGTGAATTTAGAGTTAAATTTGAATATAAAAATATAAATTGGGGCGGCGCAATATATTTTGGTTACGATTAAAATTTAATAAAAAACTAGATTTTTTGAATAAAAATGTATATTATTATACATGAAATTCCATTTAATCCTAGACCCATTATTACGTAATCAAAATATATTCCAAAAATTAAAAGAAAAATACCCAGAGATTATTAACGACTTAGATAGCGCAAAAGACAATACCCAATGCGCTTGTAGGGGCAGAGTAGCAGCATTTTTACACAAAAAATACAACGAAGAACCAGAAGAAAAAAACTTTATAGATAATTTAATTAATTCAGATATTTTAGTTTCAAAGGGTATCGAAGCTATTTTGGCCGAGCATCAAAGAATTAATGATATTTTAGGAAAAGTTCATGTTTTAGAGAAAAAAGATAATTATTATCAAGATTTTTTAAATTATCTTGAAAATAACATGATTCATCATTTTGTAAGGTCTTTTTCTGTCGTAGATAAAGGTGATAAAGTTGAAATTTATTTATTAGGATGGAAACAATAATATGTTAAAAACTTATTGCTCAGATTGTGGAGCTCCAACAGAATACTCTTTAAATAAACCTAAATTTTGCAGCAGTTGCGGTGGTGCTTTTGATAAAAAAGTTGCTTTGCCAGCTTTAAAACCAAAAAGAACAATATCTAAAATACAGAATCCCATTCAAAGCGAAAGCCTTGACTACATAGAAGACTCAGAAGATACAGTAGATGAAATTGATCATGTACCAAATATTTCAAGCATTGACTATGAATTATCTTTACCTCAAAAAAATAAAGAAACAATTGGTAATTTAATTGGAACTTCTAACGCTGGAGACGAACAAAATTTAGATAATTTACCAAAAATAAAAGTAAATAGAAAGAAGTTTTTAGAAGATTTTTCTAAGGAAGCTGGCAGCATTAAAAAAGGCCGTAGAAAAAATGGCTAAAAAACCTAAATTTGAAAATTGTATTGATCAGATAAATACAGAGATTCTTAAAAGAAAAAATAAATGGAATTTGACAGCAATTGCTTGGATGGATTTTTATGACGTTTCTCAAATTTTAAGATTTCATATTTATAAAAAGTGGCATCTTTACAATGCTGATAAGCCATTGTCTCCCTGGGTTAATACTATTATAAGTAATCAAATTAAAAATTTAATTAGGAACAATTATAGCAACTACACAAGACCATGTTTAAAATGTTCAGCAGCAGAATCAGAAACAGGATGCGCAATATACCAAAAACAATGTAGCAATTGTCCATTATATGCAAATTGGGAGAAAAATAAGAAAAGCGCTCACGATACCAAATTAACTGTTAGCATAGAAAATCATGCTCAAGAAATCAATAGTATACCTAATCAAAATTTTAACATGGAAGCGACTGCAAAAAATATTCATTTTAAAATGCAAAAAATATTAAAACCAATAGAATGGAAAATATATACTCATCTTTATATTGAAAATAAAAATGAAGAACAAGTAGCTAAATTAATGGGATACAAGACTAGCGAAAAAAATAGAATGGCTGGATATAAGCAAATTAAAAATTTAAAAAAATCAATTATAATAAAAGTTAAAAAGCACTTATATAACGGAGATATAGACATAATATGAGCGAAGAAATTTTAATTCTTACAGATGAGCAGCAGTTAAAACTATTAAAAGAATGGAATGATAGGCCATCTAATCCTCCATCGTTAGCGGAATTAGTTAAAATAGCTTTTGATAGGGATGATGTTGATGGTAGAAGCAAAGAGGGTAAAGCTGTTAAACAGTTTTTGGCTTCAAGACAAATCAAACCCAAGAAAAGTCACGAATATGAAGCTAAAGGTTTAATAGAATTAAATAATGAACAGAAAGAATACATTAGCAATAATTGCCATACAATGACTGGTTTAGAAATGACAAAAATTTTATTTAAAAATGAAGCCTTAACTAATTTATCTCAAGAAACTAGAAGTGTTTTAGAGCATATGAAAAATATTCCTACGAATATTAAATTTAATAACGCAGAAAATGAAGCTGCTGCATCTGGAGAATACAAACCTCCTCGTAGCGAAGAAAGAATGATAGCTAAAATTAATAAATATGTTTTGGATGGAGTAGACAAAAATAAACTGACTCACAAACATAAGAAAGAGATTAATTCTTTAATAGGTTACATGAATACTCATAGATTTATTCATCAAATGAATATTTACGATAATGAAGGTGATAGAGAACTTTTTGAAAGCAGTTTTGTTAGGTATACTTATGATAAGGGTGATCTTTCTCAAGAAGAAGTAGATCAATACATTGTGCTTTGTACAGAAGTAGTAATATCTTCTAACATTCAACAAACGATTAATGTATTACAAAATCAAATTGAACTTTCCATGCAAGAAGATGGAAAAATACCAATGGCCCTTGTCGAAGCTAGCAGTACAGCTAGAAAAGAATACAATGATTGCGTTAATCGTCAACAAAAACTTAATAATGATCTTAAGGTAAAACGTAGCGATAAATTAAGCAAACAAGTAAAAGAAACAGCCTCAATAATTAATCTTGTTCAAATGTGGAAAGAAGAAGAAAGTAGAATGAAACTAATTAAAATGGCTGAGATGAGAAAGAAAAGTTTAGAAAAAGAAGTGCACAGGCTCTCTTCGATGGAGGAGATCAAATGTAAAATTTTAGGAATCTCAACGGATGAGATTTTAAATGGATGAAAATAGTATGTAAAGTAGACGGTAAAGAGTTTAAAGATGAAAAAAGCCTTCATCTAGCTCTTAGGGGTTACGGTTTAAATAAAGAGAAATATTATCATAAGTATTATCCAAAAAAAGATTTACTAACAGACGAAGTCATCAATTTTAAAACTAAAGAGCAATACTTTAATAGTGATTTTAATGATAAAAACAATATGAAGAAATGGTTAAAGAACCAACCACCAGAAAAAGCTAAAGAATACTGCACACAACTATTAGTCAAAAGAAAAAATGAAAAAAAGTTGATATATTCTCCAAGTCAAGTAGAGCTCCGTACCATAATGTCTCCGTCAATTTTATTTTATAATAAAATATTTAATAATTATTATGATTTATGTTCTTCTGTTGGATTAGAAAATAAATTCATACATCCAGATAATATATTACATCAATTTCAGAATAAATTATCACAAAAAGATACTATATTTGTTGATACAAGAGAACAAAATTGGCTTAAATTCAATATACCATTTGAGATTAAAACGCTGCCATATGGAGACTATACCTGTAGCAATGATAATTGTAATTGCTATATAGAAAGAAAGAGTTTGAGCGATTTTATAAGCACACTTAGCGTCGGAAACCTAGATAGATTTAAAAATGAAATAGAAAAATCTTATAAAGACGGATCTTACATAATAGTTATTGTAGAAGAAAAGTTGTCAAACGCTTTAAGCTTTCAATATCTTCCACATATAAGCAAAAAAATAAAAGCAACACCTGAATTTATATTTCATAACGTCAGGTCTTTGATGCAAGAATACAATAATTTACAATTTTTATTTGTCGATGGAAGAGAAGAGATGAAAAGAGTTATACAATCAATCTTTGCTAGTAAATGTTTTTATAAAAAAATAGATCTGCAACTAGCTTATGATATGAAAGCTTTATGATAGAGTGTCCAGAAAAATATATCAGAGAAGTTAATAATGTTAACGCTGAGTTAGCTGAATTAAAAGGATTCCTTAATGATAAGGAGGCTAAAATTACTTTGGCTAAATTTTTAAGGGCTAATATAGGATTTACAACAGAGTTGATAAGTGGAGTTGTGCTTGCTCCATATCAAGAAATTCATTTAAAAGCATTTTTTAATCGTAATTTCAATTTATGCGTATTTGGTCGAGGTTGTGGAAAAAGCTTTACTGCTGCAGTCTTTTGTTTTCTTCAATGCGTGTTTGAACCAAATACGAAAATTCTTATAGCAGGTCCAACGTTTAGAACAGCAAGATTTATATTTAATAATTTAGAGAAAATAGTTAATAGCCCAGGAGCAGAGTTATTAGCTCAATGCTTTGGAGCAAAAGCTAAAAGGAACGATCAATTTGAATGGCAAATTAATGGTGGAAGTATCGTAGCGATACCTTTGAATGGTGAAAAAATCCGAGGATTTCGCGCAAATATTCTTGTGCTCGACGAGTATCTTCTACTTCCAGAAGAGATTATTAAAAACGTTCTTATGCCCTTCCTTGTTGCACCACAAAACATTAAAGAAAGAATGCAAATTAGAGAACACGAAAATAAATTAATTGAAGAAGGGCTAATGAAAGAAGAAGATAGAATGGTATTTGAGAATACAAGCAAAATGCTAGCTTTTTCTTCTGCCAGCTTTACTTTTGAAAACCTTTACAAGACTTATAAAGAATGGTCTGAAAAAATAATTAGCAATGAAAAGGGTGAAGCTACTTATTTTGTAAGTCAAATGAGTTACGAAGCTTTACCAGAAGAAATGATAGATAAAACAATCATTGAAGAAGCTCAAGCTGGAGGATCAAGTCACAGTAGCTTTCTTAGGGAGTATTGCGCTAGATTTACTGATGGTAGTGATAGTTATTTTAATGCTAAAAAGATGGAAGACTGTACTTTTAAATTAGGAGAAAAGCCCCATACTCTTTTAAAAGGTGATCCAAAAAAGAAATATATACTTGGCATTGATCCTAATATGAGTGACAGCCCAAATGCAGATTATTTTGCTATGGCTATTTTAGAAATTGACGAAGAAACAAAGCAGGGCACATTAGTTCACACCTATGCTGGATTAGGAAATTTAAAAAATCATGTAGCTTATTTAAGTTATATTATGACTAATTTTAATATTGCTTTAATGATTATAGACAATGCTGGTGCAGATGTATTTTTGTCTGCATGTAATGAGTCTGAATTATTTAAAAAACAAAAAATAGAAATTAAAACTTTAGATATAGATTCTGAATTAGAAGGTGTTGATTACGAATTAATGATTCGCAATGCTAGAAAAAAATATAATTTGCAAGACAGAAGGATTGCATTTAATCAAGTGTTTACCACGAATTTTATTAGAAAAGCGAATGAGCATTTACAAGCCTGTATAGATTACAAGAAAATATGGTTTGCAAGTAAATCAGGAGCAGATGAATCATTTTTCAATGAAGTTGTTAATTCTGGAGCACCAATAGAATTAATGAAAAGCGAAGATAAAAAAGATTGGACAATATTAGATTTTATAGAAAATCAAGATGATTTTATATATCAAACCAAAAAACAATGTACCCTAGTAGAGCATTCTTCTACAAGCAGAGGTACTCAAACTTTTGATTTACCACAACATCTAAAAAGAAGTACTTCCGCCAATAAAGCCAGAAAAGATAATTATTCAGCACTTATGTTAGCTAATTGGGCTTTAAAATGTTATAATGATATGATGAATCAACCAGAAATTACAGAAACAGCAACTTTTTCTCCTATAATGATCAAATAATGTGTAATATTTTAGACTAAAATGGCCAAAAAACCTCAAAAACAATTAAAAATTAACAAAAATAACAGTATTCAGCCACTTATGGTATCTGAATCTTCTTATCATGAATCCAAAGCCTCGATTCCTGCATCTGAATCTAATCCTGTTAGAAGAAACGCATCATCAACAATTAATAGAACTGATAGATATAAAAACATTGATGATGGAATAATACCTTTTAGATATTCTTCTGGTATCAAAGGTAACACAAATATGAATATCCGAGACGCGGTAATTCTATGTCAAAAGGCTTACTATAATTTTGCAATTTTTAGAAATACCATAGACTTGATGACTGAATTTTCTTCTAGCAATATTTATTTTACTGGAGGAAGTCAAAAATCAAAAGATTTTTTTGAAGCTTTATTTAGAAAAATTAGTTTATCAGATTTTCAAGATAAATTTTTTAGAGAATTTTATAGAAGTGGAAATGTATTTGTATATAGATTTGACACTTCAGTACAAGATGAAGATTTAGTGAAAATTACTCAAACTTTTGGCTTAACATCTAAAGCTTCAATAAATTTACCTTCAAAATATATTATATTAAACCCTGCCGACATTCAAATGGGAGGAAGTATTAATTTTTCTGTTGGAAGATATTACAAAATATTGAGTGATTACGAATTAGAAAGATTAAAGAATCCAAAAACAGACGAAGATAGGGAAGTTTTAAATAGCTTGCCACAAGATGTTAAAAAACTTATAGAAAAAAAGACTGTTGGCATTATCACCATGCAATTAGATGCTGAAAGATTAGCTGCAGTTTTTTATAAAAAACAAGATTACGAGCCATTTGCAATTCCAATGGGATTCCCAGTATTAGATGACATTAATTGGAAAGCTGAAATGAAAAAAATGGATATGTCTATTACTCGTACCATGCAACAAGCTATTTTGCTTGTGACAATGGGAACTGATCCAGAAAAAGGTGGAATTAATCAAAAAAATCTTGAAGCAATGCAAAAACTTTTTGAAAATCAAAGTGTTGGAAGAGTTTTGATTGCTGACTACACAACTAAAGCCCAATTTGTTATTCCTGATATTGGAAATCTTCTTGGACCACAAAAATATGAAGTTGTAGACAGAGATATTCAAATTGGCTTAAATAATATTTTGATTGGAGACGAAAAATTTGCTAATACAAGCATAAAAGTTAAAGTATTTATTGAAAGATTAAAACAAGCTCGTGAATCATTCTTAAATGAATTTCTTGTTCCAGAAATTCGCAGAATAAGCAAAGATCTTGGATTTAAAAATTATCCAATTCCACATTTTGAAGATATTGAATTAAAAGATGACGCACAATACACAAGAGTTTATAATAGATTAGTAGAGCTTGGCGTTTTAACTCCAGAAGAAGGAATTAAAGCTATTGAAACGGGAAGACTACCAACTCAAGAAGAATCTGAAATCTCTCAAGAAAAATATAAACAAATGAGAGATAAAGGTTTCTATCAACCACTTATTGGTGGAGCAAAAACAGATCAAGCTGGTGCAGGAAGACCAGCTGGAACAGGAACACCTCAAACAACAAAAAATATTAAACCAATTGGTCAAGGAAAACAATCTAAAGCAGATGAAGATCAATTTAGTTTATCTAAAGTTAAAGAAAATTTAATCTCGGCTCAAAAACTAGAAGAAGAAGTAGCTTCTTTTTTAAGAAAAAAACATAATCTTAAAAAATTAAGTTACGAACAAAAAAATATTTCTGAACAAATTGCTAAATTAATTATAGCAAACGAAGAACCCAAAATTTGGTCTCAAAAAATTTCTGATTACGTTCAAAATCCTTTTGACAAAAATGAAGAAGTTATAGCTAAAGTAAATCAAATTGCTTATGATCACCAAGTAGATAATTATTTAGCTAGTATCTTGTATCATAGTAAGGCAAAATAATATGCCAACATATATTAGAGTAAAACAAATTGATCCAGATGAATTAAGCGCATATTTTAATGAATCTATTGTTTCTAATAGTGGAGTTTTATATGGATACATCGCCTCGGAAGCAGTCTCATTAACTGGTGATCAAACTATTTCTGGTTTTAAAACTTTTAATAGCGGAACCGCATTTGAAAAATATATTGAACTTAAAAATCTAGGAAATCATACAAATCTAAGCGGACTATTAGTTCAAGTAAGTGATTCTGGATTAAGATTTTTTAATAAAAGTGGTCAAAAACTTTTTGTTGATGAAATTGCTGGAAGTGGAACTGGGTTAAATACTCTAAAATTATCTAATACAAATACAACTTTAAAAATTCCTAATAATAAAAATGGTTATTTAGCTATAGACTCAGAATTAGTTCATAACACTGGGGAAGAAACAGTTTCTGGATCTAAAACTTTTAAAGATTCAATTTATTTGTCTGATCTTAATTTAAATGATATAGATAAACTTTATATTTCTGGAATAGATATAGAATTTCATGATGTTAACGTAAATCTTGAAGCAGCAAATGTTAGCATTGCGAATTTAGTTTATGCAACTGGAAATCAAACTATTAGTGGAATTAAAACTTTTGTTAATCCAATATATTTTATTAGTGGAATAAATACTGATGAATATGGCGCGGGGAGCGTAAATACTGCTGGCGGATATATTGATTTAAGAGGAAATGGAGGAGGCAAGGGTGGAAGCATTATTAGTAGAGGCGCAGAAGAAGATGCTGATAATGCTGCTCATGGAGGATCAATAAATCTAAGCGCTGGCGCTGCAGACAATAGTCCAGGTGGAAGCATTAATTTAATTGGAGGTAGTGACCCCTACAGTCCTGCAGGTAACATAAATCTTTCGTCTGGTGGAGGTTCAATAAATACATCACATAACGGAGGATTTATTTCTACGCAAGGCCTAGGCGGTTATATAAAAACAGATGGATATGATTATGAGCAAATTGGCGGATCTATAGATACAAGCGCAGGAAATGATGGTGGTGGAGGTAGCATAAATTTATCAGCAGGAAACTCTATTGGAGGATCTATTGATCTTTCAGATAATGACGCAGCAAATTTTTCAATAAAATCAGCAAATTTACCAAATCAAAACGATGGTTCAATTTATAATAAAATAAATGAAGCTTTATATATTAGAAAAAATTCAATTTGGGAAAAAGTAATAACAGATAAAGACGATATTGATAGAGCATTTAATGGAAGCAGAGCAATAAAAAGAGAAGGTTCATTTTATGGCATAAATGCTGGTGGCACAACAATAAGTGGATTTTTAAATAATTTACTCTTTCCTTTTATACAAGGTTCTATATCTTTAAACAGTATAGCCTTACAAGAAAAAGGAACAACACTAACAACTGTTCCATTTATTGGATCAACCACATCAAATGATGATACAATAACAAATCTAAAATATAAAATTGGCGCAAATCAAGTTGGTAGTACAGTATCTAATCCAGGATCTAGTTTTTCTTATTCAGCAATAAGTCAATCTATTGCTAGTACCACAACAATTTCTGTAGAAGCTTCATCAGCAAACAATGGATCTCCAGCAACAATTTCGAGCTCTCAAACTATTAATTTTGAAGCGCCATATTATTATGGAGTAGGCGCAGCAAATTTAACAGTTGCTCAAATTAAAGCTCTTAATAAAGTATTGACTTATCAACCAAGCTCAATTACTCAAACCTTTACCACAAACAATAATTATTTTTATTTAGCCTATCCAACTAATTGGGGAAATCTAACTTCAATTAAAGATGGCAGTCTTCTTTCGCTATTTAATGATTTTACAAAAACAACAAATTCAACCACTTTTACTTTAGTAAATAATTCTTCGATTTATTCATATAATATATATGTATTTAACAATGCTTCAACAGTATCTAATTATTCTATAACATTTAATTTTTAATATATGGCTATTCCTATTCCCACAAATTTTGATATTGGCACAACTTATCCTATAGATAATAGAATGGTAGTTGCTAGTATTACTGCTAGAGATAATATATCTCAAAAATATCAAGGTATGTTAGTTTTTGTTACTGCTACTCAAGAATTATGGTGTTTAAAAGATACAACTCCTACTTGGGTAAAAATTACGCAAACCACAGATCTTCCCACAAATTCAACTTACGTTGATATGACAACAGCCCAAACTGTTGGAGGTGTTAAAACGTTTTCTTCTGTACCAGTATGTAATGCTGGAATAGATTTAGCAAACCAAACAATGATAAAAGCTGTTCCAGGAATCGTATCCGCATCTACAGCTCCTTCTTTAACTGACGCAAATCATAATGGACGAGTAATTTATATGACAAATCCTACAGCAGTAACAATAACTATTCCAGCTGGATTATCAGCAGGATTTAATTGCACAATAATTCAAGGTGGCGCAGGTTCAGTTAGTGTAGTAGCTGCTCCAAATGTTACATTAAATGGATATGCTGGATTAAAAACCTTAGCTGGACAATATGCCGCAGCTTCTATTTTAGCAACAAGTTCTAATAATTATATTATATACGGCAACACAGTATGATAACTTTTCCGTCTTTGAACGCTAATCAATACAAAATTGATAGAATCAAAAAATATTCTGCTTTTAGAGATTTTATAAATCAATCTTCTCCTCAAGCTCTTAATCCAGCTTCAGCAACTTACTCGTATGGACCAAATTTAATAATAGATAGAGATAATACAGCAATTAACAAAAATGCTACATATTTTAATTCTGCTGGAAATATTACTTTAATTGCTAATTATAATGATCCTAGATTTGAATATGATCCTGTAAATGTTGGAACTTTTAAAGGTCTTTTGATCGAAGATGGCAGAAATAATTATATACTTAACGCTAACATTAATGGAACTCATTCATTATCTAGTACAGCAACAACAATTAGCAATTTAGTCGCAAATACAACTTATACTCTTTCTTTTTATACAACTTTAAGTAGATCTGTAGCAGCTTCTGCAAGCGTAGAATTAGTTGGAACAATTGTAGCTGGAGTTCCAACTTCTTTGCCAACTACTACAACAACATTAACAGCGAGTGCGTCTAGTAGACTTTTTGGAAATAAATTTTCTTATAATTTTACTCTTGGAAATGCTACCAGCATAACAATCAGAGTTGCTTCTGGAACAATTTTTTATCCTCAAATAGAAAATAAATCAAATTCAACTTCTTTTATAGTTACAACCGGTGCAACTGCACCTGTCAGTAGAGGAAGCGAAAAAATATATTTTGGTACAGCAATAAATACCTTTGTTTATAGTTTTTATAATCAAGGACCTGGATCTGCTTTTGTAGAAATGGATAGAGTTAGTTCGACTTTAGCTGGAACTGCTGGTTTAAATTTTTGGAACGCTGGGGTTTTAGATAAAATTCAATCAACTTTTTACGGAGCAAAAAATAGTGCTTCGACCTCTTTTATTTATTTACAAACTCCTAGCGCAAATTATTCTAGACCAAAAATATTAGCAAGAGTAAATAGTGTTGATACAATCCAATTAACAAGTCAAACTGATATCTTATCAGGAGTAATTAGACTTGCTTCATCATACGCCGATATAGCTAGTAGAACTTCGGTTTATATAAATGGGTCTTTGTTAGTAGACCCATCCCCACTTGATCAAGGAATACTTCCTACGGATGTAGTTAGAATTTATGTAGGATGCTCTGCATCAGACATGATAAATGGATATCTTAGAAAATTTGCTTATTGGCCATTTTTATTATCTGGATCAGAATTATTAAAATTAAGCAATAATACATCTGGAATATAAAATATTAGATTTTAAATATTTTTTCTTTTATAATAATGTGTAATTTCTTATGAAAACTATGCTATCTAAAATATTTGGCCCAAATTGGAGATCTAGCACATCTGGAATATTAACTGTTGTTGCTATATCTACCGCAATGTCGATACATATGGACCCAGCACTAGTATCTTTTTTACCAGATAATATAGAAAATTATATTGTAGCAATTTCAAGAATTGTAGCTGTTGTTAGCGGAATAATTTTTTCGCTGACAGTAAAAGATGCTAAAGTTACAGGAGGCTCAGTTGCTTCCACACCTGAAGCAGAAGAAAGAATACACCCACATGGAGACAATATATGAATAAATTAAATTTGATTGCTGTTACTTTTTTAAGTTTATTTCTTGGAGCTTGTGCAACAACTCCAACTGGTCAAGTTGATGCTGCGACTAGCGTAGAGAATGCGCTTCCTTATGTAAAACCAGCAGTAGTATTAGCTTGCACAGTAGTACTCGATCAAGCCGTTTCTGGAAGCGATAGAGTTGAAAAAGCTAAGATGATTAATCATGTAGCTATTATTGTAGAAGGATTAACGATTGGATCTGCTCCAACTCCAGCTCAATTACAAAAAGCTTTATCAGATTATCTTCCAGAAGAAAAAACTCATTGGGCAAAT